TTCTTGTTTCATATCAGGATTTTCGTCTAATATCTCTGGTATTTTCCTTGCTACACACTCATTTTTTGTTTCATCATCTAACCTACAAGCAGGGCTTTTTTTATTATATTTTTTGTATGCTTTCTCTAAACAACAAGTATTTATTCCTTTTGATTTGGCTAACGCTAACGCATCTGCCGGTATATTTACGGCCGATATTTCAAGTAAAGTATTGTTTTTCAAAACTCTAACTCCATTTACTTCTTCATAATCTTCTGAATTAAAACCAATTGAAAACGCTCTTATAAACTTTCCAGCATATAATTTATAAATTGTATTAGCAAAATCATATTCGTTAATAGCAAACTTTATTTTACCTTCAAGCATTTTATCATCATTTACAAAAATATCTATCATCTGTCCGATAGGAGGGCTCAACTGGTCGTGCGACCATAAAACAACAGGATTTTTCTTGTATTCCTCTAAATTCCAAGTTTCTTGGTCTATCATTTCACCATCTCTATCAGGCAATCCTGATGAAAAGATTGCTCTTATTATTCCGTTTTCTTCATCTATATTTTCTACTTCAACGCTAAATGTTTTTTTAATAAAATTCATATTATTTTATTTAATTTTATAATTCATATTTTGATGGATTACAAAATTTATTATTTATAAAACTTTTAAATTCTGTTGTTGACGCAACAAGATTTGTTGTGCTAATAAATGGACAATTATTATATTTTTCTATTTCTTTAACATCTAATATTTTAAAATCATCGGTAAAAACTGGATTTATTTCTTTAATAAAATAATTACAATAATAACTTCTTAACATTGTATTACTTTTATATTTGTCTATAATAAATTTTAATTTTTCTTTATTATAAACTATTGGGAAATGAACACCGAAAAATAATCCGTTTTTAAATTCTTCATATAATTTTTTTATTCCTTCTTTATAATAATAACTTTCTTTATACTGGTAATTCATATAATAATATTCTAGTGTTCCTTTATAGTAATAAGGTATTTCGTTATATTCTTTTAAGATAAAAAAATCATCGTTTGACAAAATAAAATTATCTGATATCTCTTTTGTCTCTAATATTATTTTCATCTTTTCATAAACATTATTGTATTTGTTATTTTTAATATCGTTGTATTTTATAAAATTAACATTTTTAATAAAATCTGGTTTATATCCTATAAGAAAAACATTATCAAACTTTAAATTTTTTTCAGCACTTCTTAAAGAATATCTTAACTCAATATTGTCATTTAAAATTTCTCTTTTTGTTAAATAAACTAAATCCATTAAATTTTATTTGATAAATTTATCACTACGGGAGCAATCGTACAACGACAATTTGGCTCGCAAGGATACATTAAATTATTTGAAAACGGCTTATCTAATTCTACAATTTCACCATCAATTGCTAAATGCTCTGGCCTTACTCTATCATCTAAAGTAGCAACCCATTCTTTACCTTCTACAACCTCGCTTTGCCTATACGCTTCAATGTGTGCTTTGTTTACAACTGCGTTTGTTTCTGTTCTTGCTATTGTCTCTGATCTATAATCGCTAAATTCTCTGTAAACATCTTTTATTATTTCTTTTAATTCAGGAATTGATTTTCCTTCCTCTATTCCTACTGATAAACTATCGGCTAATTTATCAAGCGTTGTTCCTATAACTGAATGGGCAAACAATTTTGCTCTTTCTTTTAGCATTCTATTTATTTCTTTTCCTGTGTTTATTTTTTTATAACTTTTATGAATGTCAAAGGGCTTGTCAATTCTCAATAATTTCATCGCTTTATCCCCTGCCTCTTGAAAAATTGAAACATATAAAGGGAATATATTTTCAATAAATTTATTTTCCTCTTCTTCTTTGTTCAATAATTTTTTAATTTCTCTTTTTGTTTTTGGCCTTTCCTTAACAAAATTTTTAATTACTTCATCTCTTTCCTGATTTGCTAATCTTACCACTAATTGCCTCATTCTATTTTTTTTATTTTCTATGTCTCTTATAACATACTCAGAATATTGTTTTCTTTTTTCAGTGTCTTTAAACAATGACCTGCTAAAATTCTTTTTAATTATATTATCATTATATATTTTTTCTTTTAATTCGTTCTTAATTTTTAAAGCCCTTCTTCCGTGCAACGATTTAATATTATATAGTTTTGTTTTTTCAACTTCTGCTTCTATAATATTATCAGTTAAAGGCCTAAACAAAACATCTCCTCCTGTTATAGCAGGCAAGTTAAACATTTTTCTTGCTTCGTTTATCGTAATCCATTTATCAATTCCTGCTTGTAATTCTTGTAATTTTAATTCTCTATCCTCTGGCGTTGGGTCAACAAAATCTAAATAATACTCTTCACCGAATTCAGGAATAATCAACTCTTCATTTAATTTATTAACTAATAATCTCATTTCAGGAATAATTGTTTCTCTTATAAATATCTGTTGTGCCGTTAAACTATTTGCCCTATTAACATCATCTAATATCGCTACAATAGGCTTTGGCACCTTAAATGCTACAAGAATGTCATCTCTTGTAAATTTCATCGATTCAATATAGTCCATCTCTTTTTGACTCAACGATATTTGATTATATTTCGCTCCGTTAGTTAATACTCCTAACCTACTGCTTTTTCCATCTCCTTTATGTCTTTTTTCCCACCCCATTATCAATTCCTTAACTTGAATAGGATTTAAATAAGTGGGAACTTCTATTATTCCATCTGGCCTTGCGTTATTTATGAAAAAGTTTCTCTGATAATTATTAGCAAATTCTTCAATTTCAATTCTTTCTTCTGCTGGCAACACTGGCGACATTCCTAAGTAATAACTTAATGGCGATGGATACTTTATGTGAATGATATCGTTTTTGTCAATTCTTTTTGTTTTTCCATCTTGAACTATCTCATAATATTTAATAAAGTTTTCCTCGTCTTCTACAATTGTAATTAAATCAGGCCTTATATTCCATAACTCCACAACTACATTTTTATTATTTCTTACTTTTAAAATAAAACTATCACCTGACAATTTTCTGTTTATAACATCTGTTTGAATAAATTCCTCTTTTGTGTAAAAAGGATTTACACGATATAACAAATCTAAAATAGGATGCGATAATATCTCTTCAACCTCACCTCTATTGTTTAAGATTTTAAAAAGTTTAAAATCAATTGCTGAAACGCTTTCCGCTATTCTTGAAACGCAAGCATAAACATAAACTGATTTTGAGTAAGAGTATAAAAATTTTGTTTTGTTATAATCTGAAAAAAAACTTCTTCTTGATGGATAATCAAAATCATCGTCTAAATCATCTAAAAATGTTTTTGTTTTATTTGGTAAAAATATTTTTTTAAAATTAGAAAAAATGCTCATAAAAAATATTTTAATTTATTAAATTATATTATTATTTTATTTCATTGTCAAATTAAAACCAGGTAATAGTTGGCGATTGTGAATATTGCGTCATTAATCCATAAACTAAAAATACAAAAGCGTCAACTAAATCATCGTGTTCTTCAATTCCAAAGTTTAAAAGTTGTATCAATAAATCCTCACAGCCTTTTTTAGGAAACAATACCATTCCGTTTTCTATGTAAGAAGATATTGTCATTAATCTTGCTCTTTTATCAGAACTAACCTTAACTCCTATTGCTGGTAATCCTGCCTTCTGCATTGCTTCAATCTGCATTGCTTGATAAGCGACATCTTCAACCCACAAAGGAGTATTAGTTCCATTTCCTAATATATTGCTTACAATAGATGCTTTATTCGTTGTTTCAAAACCGCTTAATCTTTCGTTCACTGGATTAGGCATTACATATATCGTTGGTTTGTTATTAACAACTGCCATCACTCCGCTAACCATTGCGGTATAATCAGCAGTAGATTTTTTAGATATCGCTAAATCAACTCCTGTCCCTTTTGATATTATATTTTCATCTTTTGGCAACTCATCATAATATTTAATCCAATCATCTTTTATCACTTGTCCTTCTTCTGGCACAATTCTTAATAAATATTCTCTTTGCCACGACCTCATTCCTATCGAATCGTTATATCCGATTTTTCTTTTTTCTTCTTCTATTACTTCCTCATTAGGAAACTTGTCTGGCCAAGCGATTTCATTTCTATCATTTATCAATGGTATTTTCAAAACTTTTCCATCTCTTATTTTATCTTTAATCTCTTTTTCAATTCTTGACATTACTCCGTCTGAATGAAGTAAGTTTCCTATAAGAATAAATTTTGTTTTTTTAGCCTCTCCTGCTGGCATAACATTTCCCACCAACCATCTATGAGTTTTGTCTCTTTGCTCTTTTGTTCTTATCATCTCTACATCTTCAATATCATCAATTATAACTAAATCTGGTCTCCATTGCTTATATCTTATCCCCCTAACTTTTTGTCCTGTTGATTTTCCAACTATTTTTGTGTCGTATGTAGGAATAATAATAGATGTTTTTTGCCATTCTTCTGATTTTGCGTTTTCTAAAATATTAAAAGGTCCAAAATCTTTTTTTAATAAAGAATTGTTTTCCAATTCTGTTTTTATGTTGTAAATGTGTTCTTTTATTTGCGAAAATGTATCTGATATTAAAACAATAAAATGGGCTTTGCCTGTAATCATTGCCCATATAGGATAAAATAACATTGAGATTGTTGTCTTTCCGCTTCCTCTAAAAGATATTATTTCAAGAAATTTATTATTATCGTCTTCTAATTCTTTATAAATTTCTTTTTGAAAATCAGCGGTTTTGTAAAAAAAATAATTGCCAAAATAAATTCTTGAAAACCACAATAAATTGCTTCTTGCTAACGCCCTTCTAAATTCTTGGTTGTTGCTTATTTTATTTTCTATGTCATTTATTATTTGTTCCATCTTTATTTTCTTTCAATTCATTGTTTTCTTCTTTATTGTCTTTATTGTCATCATTTTTATTATATTCTATATCTAAAACTTTTTTAATCAAATCTCTTTCTTCTTCTGAAAGAGAGTTTTCTATTTCTAATTGTCCTAATTTTCTTTCAAATATTCCAGCATCAAACATTTTATCAAATAAATCATTACTACTTGTTCTTAATTCTTTTATAGCCAATATTTTATCTTTTTTAGATGAGTCTTTATCTTTTATAATAATCCATAATCTTCTTTTTAATTCTTCTATTTCGTCCTGAAATTCCGCTAATACTTTATTTATCGTATAATAATCCATTCTTTTTATTCTTTCTTTTCTTATTTTTCTTAATAATCTATTTATATAATCTTTGTTTAAATGAATAGGAACTTTGCTTTTTTCTAACTCTTTTTGTATATCTAAAATACTTGCGTTAGGTTTCATCACCAACACTCTTCTAATTCTTCTTATGTGTTCTTGTTGTCTTTCTTCTGAATATCTCATTTATCCTTTATTTTCCTATTATTTTATTATATCATAATTAGTTTTATTTGTCATATTTTGAGAATATCAATCTATATTTTTTTCTTTCGTTCCTATATTTACAAACAGGACATTCTGGCGCATCATCTATATTCCTTACTCTCTTACACTTTGGACATCTTACATAATTATTTACTCCTACTTTTATAAATTCTTTTTTCATTTAAATAAGTTTAGTTTGTAATTTATAATTTCCTTTTCCATTCCAGAAAATTCTTTCTGTTGTTCTTTTAACTAAATACGGTGCGAAAGTTGATTTATGAGAAAATTCAGCAATTATTTTTATATCTTTTGGTGCTTCATATTCACTTGCAAACGCAGGACATTCAAGTGAGCGAAAAAAATCCCAGAAGCAATTATAATCAAATATATCTTTCTGATATCTTTCTGTTCCTTTATAAGGAATATCACAATATACTACACTGTTAAGTTTTATCTTTACATCTCTATAATCGACAGAAGAAATAAATAATCTTTTAAAACTTTCTAAATTTTTTAATTTTTCTAATTCCTGTAATCTTTCTAATTGTTCTAAATTTTCTAATTGTTGTAAATGTTGAACTTGTTTACTGTTTGTTTTTTCTAAATAAAATTGTTTAATAAGTTTTAATCGTGTTTCTTTTTTTCCGTCATACCCGTGAGAAAAAAGATATTCGTGTAATTCTTTTTTTATTTTTTCCCTTTCTTTACTATATAAATAACTTTTTCCATTGTTTCCAAAAGACCATATAAATTTTACATAAAGATTATTATCTTTTTCTTTTAAAAAATCTTCCCGAGAAACCCACCTATTTTCGTTTCTGTATTTTCCTTCAATTGCTTCTTTAAATAATTGAGGAGTTCCTAAAATATCATTAGCATAATAATTTTTCCATCTGTTTTCTATCATTGCTCTATGAGTAATCGCACAACCACCAGCAAATAAATCATAAAAATTTTCAGCAGAAGGTAAAATAGACACTATTCTTTCGGCTAATTTTGATTTGCTTCCCATATAAGAAAAACCATAATTTTTCATTTAAATAATTCTTTTATCTTTTTAATTTTTTCCGATGGAGTTATTTTCTCTGATAGTATTTCGTTTATTTTGTCTTTATATTCTTCCTTCCATCTGTTTTTAATTTCTTCTCCCGCTTTTGAATTAAAAAGATTTTCTATTATTTTTTTATTATATTTTTTAATAAATTCATCTTTATTAAAATTTTCGTCCATAGTTTTATGTTAATTTATAGTTTTAAATAATTTATTTTTTAATCATTTAAAACTCAAAATGAAAAGTTTTAGTAAATATTATTTTCCCATTTCCATTTTCAATAGATATTATTAAATCTACTGAATCTACATCATATTTTTCAACAATATCTTTTAAAGAAATAACATTTTTATTACAACTAATAATATTTTCTTTTTTAATTTCTATTACCTCCATTGTGTTGTTTGTATTTTTTAAAATGTTTTTTTCTTTTTCATATTATTATTTTTCTTTATAATCTTTTAAAATATCCTCTAAAAATTTTCTATCGTTTATTAGCCTTACAACTAAATCTCTTAACGCTTTTAAATTTTCAATCTCCATATTAAATATTTCTAAAATCATTCCTTTTGTTA